TTTTGAGAGATCAGATTCTATTGTTTTTACATTTTGATTAATAGATTTGATTTCTGAAAGAATATTTTGAATTGATTGATTTGAAGGATTATTATTAATATTATCTTCTAATTTTTCAATAATATTTATAAAAGATAATATAGTTTCTTCAAAATCTAGAGATTCATGAGTATTGAAAAATTTTATTATTTTTTGATTCTCTGTTGAGAGAGATTCCAATTTTCTTTTTGACATTAATAATATTTATTAATTAAGTTTTAAATTATATATTAAATTAAATTATATAGATTTAATATAATATATGGAACGGCGAATATTTTGTTTTTGGACAGGTAATAATGAATTAAGTGAAAATAGATTAAGAAATTTAGATAATATGAGTATAATAAGTGATATTTCTACTGTTTTAATAACTGAAAATAATTTAAACGAATGGTTAATAGAGCCATTACATCCAGGATATAAATATTTATCATTTGTTCATAGAGCCGATTATTTAAGATGTTATTTTATGCATTTTTATGGTGGTGGTTATTGTGATATAAAACATCCTGGAAGATCATGGTTAAAAGCATTTAATGATATAGAAAAAAATGAAAATATTTATATTAATGGATATCCTGAAATTTCAAGGAGTTATGGTTGTGTTCCTCGTATACATTATGATCCAGATATTCATATAGATGAAAATATAGATAAATTAATACATGAAGATCCTGGTTTCAGATATTTAATTGGTAATTCTTCATATATAGCACGACCAAAAACAGATTTTACAAAAGAATGGTATAATAATTTATTAAGATTAATGGATAAAAAATATAATTTATTGCAAAAATATCCAGCAAAACATCCTAGAGATAAATATGGTGTTAATGGAAGTCAATATCCTTTAAGATGGCCCGAGTTATTGGCAGAAATATTTGTTCCTTTGATATATAAATATCATAATCATGTTATGCAAACTTTACCAAGAATAAATAATCAAAACTATCAATGATTATCTTCAATTTTATAATTTACTATTTATTTCATTATCTAATTTTCTAATAATGCTATTAGGATGTATTTTACTATTCCAATTATTATGCCAATGATACGCAAAAGAACCACTATAAAAAGATGATAATGATATATCGTGATTAAATTCTTCAAAAAATATTTGTTTCCACCTTTCTTTTTTTGAGAAAGAAGTATTCATCCATCCAGAATCAAACATAGCACAAGGTAGTACTAATAAATCAATTGATTTATCATATGTAAGTTTTGCTCTTTGAAATCCCCAGCCATTATTCAAATTATGTATATATTCTATATTATTTTTCATAGTTATATTTTTGGGTTCTAATGAAATATAAATAGCATTATTTGGATAATTTTTATATTCCCATTGATATACTAAATTTGTATTTTTAAATTTATTAAATATTGGTTCAAAACATTGTAAAAAAAATATATCTAAATCAAACCAACAACCACCATAATTATATAATAACACTAGTCTATAAAAGTTAGCTTTTTCAGATAACCCTCCCGAACTTCCACCAATATATGTAATTTCTTTATTTTCTAAAAATGTATCTTTTATTTCATTTTCCAAATTAAAGGTTTTAATTTCACAAAATTCTTTTATTTTTATATTATAGTCATTTGATACATTATTTTCAATCCATAATATAATTTTTTTGTTTTTTCGGTTTAAAACATTAAAAAAATAGCATGACTTAATGGATATTAAATGTTTTTCATTTAGATTTCCATTCCAATAACAATGGAAAATTACAAAATCATTATACTCACCATTTAATTCTTTTAAGTATAAAATTTGTTGATCGTAACTAGTATTTTTATCTAATAAAAGTTTCATAATTAATAATATAATTATTAAATATTTAATTATATTTTTTTTTACAAAATTATATTATTTTTTCTAAAATTATATCAGAATTCCATGATATTAATTTATAATTATATTTTTCAATGTCTTTAATAAATTGTTTATGCATATTAGATTAAAAAATCAAAAAAATAGAAATTTTGATATAGAATTTCAAAAATATTTTATAAAAAATTATTATAATCAATAAATAATATCATTCCAATTTAAACAATTTAAATTAGAATGGACAAAAATTTTATCTTTATTCTTATTCTGTAGTTTGTATATTAAATCCATGTCTACTAAATCTGGATGAACCCACCAATCCTCATATGGATTATATTTATTAGATATATTTTCAAAGACACAATAATAACCATGTTTTAATAAAATTTCTCTTTGTTTATTCATACGTGTATAATTTTTATCACGATAAAAATCATGTTCAAAGGTAATAGTTGCAAATTTATAGTTATTCATTATTTCATTATCTAATTTAATTAAAACATCTAGTGATGTTTGTTGATATAAGTCAATTTGTAAATAATCAATACTTTTTGGAACATTATTTTTTGAAAATAAATCATTATAATTAATTTTTATAGCATTATCTATAATATGAATACTATTTTTACGATATAATTTGTAATTTTCTAGAAATTTATTATCTATTTCTATCATAATACCATTCCAATTAAATTTAGTTTCTAACAAATATGTATTATTTATTTTCATATAATCATGTGAACCAATTTCTATAAAATAACCATTTTTTTTATATTGTAAAACTTCTAAAACAAATTTATCTTGTAAAGCTTGTCCATTAAACTTAACATTATTTGACATTATTATATTTATTAATAATATTATTTAACTCAATATCATTCTTATTTATTTTATAATTATCTAATATATTTAATATATGTTTATATAATTGACGAGTTAAATTTGTATGTGATTTAATTATATAGTAATCTACTTTATCAATAATATTAATATTATTATTATTTATAAATTCAATTTCTTCATTAATACAAATATTATCTGTTATAATATTTTTAAAAAATACACCACCATAATAATGCATAAATATAATTTTTAAATAACAAAGTTTTAAATTTAAATGAATCATCTGATAATTTTTATGTAATGAATCAATTAACCAATTATTAAGATTATTATTTGTTATATTTATAATTTGATTTATATTATTACAATTATATTCATGTAAAAAATTAAATATATTTTTCTTAATAATTTTATTATTATAAAAATTTAATGATTGATTAAAATAAATTTTATCATTTATACTAGAATAATTTTTTGAATATTGAATTGCTAAGTCCCAAAAAACATTATTACTTGACAAAGCACCAATTAAATGACTAAATCCTCCCATTCCAACTATAAAATATTCGCAATTTATCATATTAATAAAATCTGTATCTACATCAGTATTATTAGATAATTCAACTGGCAAATTTAAATTATTAGTAATAATATTTATTATTTTATTAATATATTGTTCACTTAAATTTTGATTTTCTTGATTTGGAGTAGAACCATTACCATAAAATATAATACATTTTCTACAATTTTTAAATGTATTAATATTTTTTTTTATAAAAGAATCATAATTATCTGAAGGTATTATATTACCTTTTCTGCATGTTAACCAATCGCCTACTCTAAGATGTATACCTAATATATTTTCTGATTTTTGTATTCTATTTTTAATTAAATTAAAAAATGTTCTATAACAAACATGATAATTTAAAACAACTTTATCAGTTTTAAGATATTGATAACCAATACAATTATTATTATTAGAACATCCAAAATTTTTATTTTCTTTAACTGAATCAGATAATCGATAAGATGCTCGTTTTAATTGATTAAACATTATATAATATATAATATATAATGGATGTATTTAATAAATATTATAATGGAAATATTTCAATGAATAAAGATTTAATAAAAAATATATTAACTAATTTGAATAATAATACTAAATTATTAGTGTTTGGTTTAGGTTATGATTCAAATTTATGGTATTTTGGAAATAATAAAAATACATATTTTATAGAACACAATCAAGAATACATAGATTTAAATAAAGATATACCTAAAGAAAATATAATCAAATATAATTATGATGGAATAACAGTAAAAAAAAGTTTTATGCTTACTATAGAAGATATTGATAAATATATTATTCCAGATAGATTACTAAATTTAGCACCATTTGATATTATAATTATTGATGGACCTACGGGTTATAATAATAATATGCCTGGAAGATTATTACCAATATATTGGTCAAACAAATATTTATCTAAATCGGATACAATAATATATATAGATGATAGTGAAAGAGAATTAGAAAAATATTGTATTAAAAATTATTGTGATAATAAAAATATTGAATATATTAAATGTGGACATAAGGAAGCTGTAAAAATTGTATTATAAAATAATTAATATAAGCGACCATCACCATGATGATCATCAATATACACAAGAGGTTGCTGTATATATAAGCAACCATTAGTAATTCTTAATGCTCGTTTCCAATAATCGGCATCTTCATTTCTTTTATGTATATCAAAATCTCCAGTCTTAATTATTAAATTTTTTGTCATTATAATACATGGTGTACTTAAACAATTATGAATTGTTTGAGATTCAAGTGTAAATACATCGGGAAATCCATTATCTAACAAATTACTATTTTGTTTTTTAAATTTACCTTTAATTATTCCATTATACCTATCTTCATTTAAACGTGGATATTTTTTAGAGAAATTATATGGACCATTTCCAATATATGATTGACAAGCACACATTTCATAATTATTTTCCTTCATTTCTTTAATTTGTATTTCAAGTTTTTGAGATAACCAAAAATCATCATCATCTAAAAATGCTATATAATATCCATTTGAATTTTTAATTCCAATATTTCTTGTATGTGCACCTGGACTTGCACATTTATATTTTTTTCTGGAATTTTCGTCTAAATGTATAATTTTTATATTTTTACCAAATTCATTTTCAAAGTTAAAATTGTAATATTCTTGTTGTGTTGAACCATCATTAATAATAATGATTTCAATATTTTTATATGTTTGTTCTTTTACACTTCTTAAAGCATGTAATAAAAATTTAAATCTATTATATGTAGGAATTATAACGCTAACTAAATTATTTTCCATATAATTATTTTCCATATAATTATTTTCCATATAATTATTTTCCATATAATTAATATTTATAGATATTAATTAATTGTACCATTTAATTGTAAATTTTCAATTTGAATAAATGGTCTAGATAATTTATTATCACTATAATTAATTTGTTTTCCACAAAAATCTGGAGTATTATCTACTAATATTGCAGTAAAATATTGAGGAATGGGTCTAATACCACCAATATGACATTTTGCTATACAATCTTGTCTTTTATTAAGATGGACTAAAATATCTTTTTTATTTTTAATGATATCCATAAAATGGTTTCCAATCCAAACCTGATCATACCCACGCCTTATATCTTTTTTTTTTGCTAAATCAGTTATATATTTATTCATGTCTATTATTTTTTCTGGATATCTTTCTCTTACTGCGATATTATTAATACCAAAACTACAACCCATTAAATTACCATGAGCTGGATGATCTAAAATAGAATGTATTGCTTTATCAGTTTTTAACCATTCATCAATCATTTTTTTCTCTCTAAAAGAAGATCTTGAGTCCCCATCTCTTGATAACCAAAAATCCACATCTTCTTCTCCTAAAGGACAAAATCTCCGCATCATTCCTTCAATATCTTCACCTTCACAATTATTACCTTCAGAAAATGGAATAAGTTTACAATTTAAATTTTTTAGAATATTTATTACACTTTCAGGAACTGCTTGTTTACCAATGGAATAATAGACTCTTACTTCCCAATCAAGAAAAATAATATTGCTACTAATTACAGCTTCAATGATTCCATGACAATATTTTAATTTATTACCATATAAACAATAAGAAATTACTTTTTTTCCCATAATATTATATAATTATTATAAATTTATTTTAATTTTACTTAATAATTTTTTATAAATATTATCAAATGTTTGATTACAAGTTTAATAGATAGATCATTATAATATTCTCAGTAGTGTGTATGCTGAATATATATATTTTATCCAGTTGTTAAAATCATTATCAATGTCTGAATCTCCTGAAAAAAACTCAGGGCTATGATAATTATTCTTATGGTAGAATAAATACATTGAAAGCATACGTTCATATGGGTTTCTAACAATTGTAAATATGAATAATTCGTCTTTATTAATATTATATTTTTCTTTTACTATTTTAAGCATATCCTTAAGCGAACGATGCATACCAGTCAATTTTGTATTTCCATTTTGGCTAAAATTAGTGGTTATAATACCACCACCTGATTTATTAATATGAACAAACATAAAATATCTTCATTTAATGTTAGATAAAAATATTTTTATTTTTAAATTATAATTTATATATTAAAATTAATTATATATAAATTATATTTTTTTCCAGTGTTTTAATGGTTTATGCCACCATGAAGTTATTAAATTAGCAATTATAGTATTTTCATTTAAGAGTGCAGCACAATATGAAAATGAACTTTTACTGATGAGTAATATATCAGCTTTAACCATAGAATGAAATGTTAATTGTATATTTTCATTTAAATGCAATATAAATTTATTTTCTGGAAATGATTCAAAAATATCTTTAAAATCTTCTGGTTTCCCTTCAGAAAATATATGAATTAAAGTATTTGATAAATCTATTTTTTTTATTAGATCTATATAAATTTGATTAGAAATAAATCTACCTGGATATTTTTGTGGATTAACATCACCTCGTCTAATATGAATTGCTATATTTTTTTTTGTATTATCAAATGTTGGAATATTAGGTTTAGAATTAGAATAATAAATTTCTCTAAAAAGATTTAATACATTATTATTATAAAAATATTCAGGATTTAATGAACCATGTACAAAATATCCTTCTTTAAATTTTTTTAAGATACTAGTTTCATAATTAGAAATTTGATTGACATTTATAAATTTGGATTCAAAATTAATAAAATTATTCATATAATTTGGAAAATTATTAATATTTTCATCATTATGATGCATTTGATAAAATGGAGTATGAATATATGTATAATTTTTATAGTAGCAATAAGCAATTAATGAAAAACAAGCCTGTAATTGAGATCCAAAACCATCGGTTTTTCCATGAATAGTATATAAATTTTTCTGTTTATTAAGATTTAAATCCCAAAAAAAATGCCAAGATACAGGATGTCCACCATTATATTGATATTTAATCCAAGGTATATTTGAATTTTTTATTTGTTGAAATCTACAATATTCTACATTAGGTTTATTATAATTACTGTAATTATAATAACTTTTATTACTTAGATATCTTAAAAATTGAATATAATGAGAAAATGTACTAGTAATTGTACCAATAAATTCATCTGATTTTACACATAATAGCATTTTAATGATAGCATTCGCAACTTCATAATTTTTTGGCATTATAAAATTATGATCTAACATTTGGTTATTTTTTAAAAATGTTTCAATATAATTATTGGTTAAGTTTTCTACAAATATTGGATTATATTTATTAATTTTTTCAAAAAATGGAGAATTGTTTTTATTATCATATAATAAATAAAGATTTGGAGTTATTAGATTAGTTTTATGACCTTCATAAAAATTAGAAATATTTTTAATCATATCATTATTATATCTTTCTATAAATTCTTTATCTTTATGTAAATCACCAAATCTGGGATGTATAAAAATATTATAATTATTATTTTTTAAATTTAAATCAGAATATATTTTTTCTGAACATTTATGAAAAAAATCAATAAATTTTAATGATTTACAAATATTATACATTAAAAGGTAATTATTTGGTGTTGTATAAAAATTATAAAAACATCGTGAAGCATTAGATTGATTTATATAAAAGTATTGATAGTTATTAAATTCATCAAATTGTAAGAATTCTTTCTTTCTCCAATGACAAAAATCTTGAATATTTTTTTTATTTTCTTCAGTATCTAATATTTTATCTATAAATACTAAATTAGCAAATTTCTCACAATATTTAAATTGATGAGTTAGACTATTATTATTAATTATATCTAAAAGTTCATTTGGAATAATTTTATAATAAACATCAAATCCATTAGGTAAATATTGTAAGAAATCATTAGTAAAATAATTTAAAAGATATCCATAATCCCAACTTGAATTACCACAATGACATAATGGATTTTTTATAAGTAAAATCAATTTACGATTACTAATATTAGCTAAATAAATAGCAGTTTCAAGAGAGAATAATTGATTACATAATCCTACACCCGAAAATAACTCATAAATAAGAACTTTATTATTCATTATTTAATATTTAATTGTTAAAAATTAAAGTATTTTTTAACATATTTTTTTTTTGAAAACTTATAGCTTAAAAAAATTATCGTAGTCCTTTTTGAATCATTTTAAGCTTCTAATATTAGCTAATGCATATTCAATGTATATATTATTATACTTAATATATAAATTAACACCATAGCTTAAGATTGTAGTCTTTGTAGTCATAATAAGCTAGGTAGAAAAATCTCTCTCCCAAAAATCAAAAAATTTTATCATCACAAAAAAAATAAATAAAAAACTAAAATGAGAGCATTA